AAATAAAAATTGATTTTTATAATTTAAAATCATATGAACTTAATATTAAATAATTAGTATTATTAAAAAATGTACGATGAAATATTTGAAATTATAAGAAAAATAATAACAATACTTCTTCCACTAGCTCTTGGTATTTTCTATTCTAAAATATTTCTGAAAGTAAGATTAGAAATATTAAATATGGATAAAATCAATATAATAAATAAAAATGATAATATTAAAAAGGAATTATCAAATTATTTTATCGATGATTTGTCAAAAATAATATTATCCTATTGTAGATTTACAGATGGACATGATTTTTTAACAAAACATAAAATAGATGACCATGAAATAGAAAATCAAATAGATAAATTGTATCATTATAATCATAATGATAAAATATACGATGGGAAAATATTATATTTGTCGAGTTTTCAACATGACTCGTTAAAATTAATTGAATATGATCTTTTACATCAGAAAAGAAAAATCATATCATTTGAAAATATCAAATTTAAAAAATCAAGTATATTAAGAAAAAATATTATTATTAAAGATAACAAAAATATTTATATTGTTTCAGATTATGACATATTTGAGATTGATTCAAAAAATTGCGTTAATAATATTAAAATAAATATAGTGCCATACATACCATTATATCAATGTGTTAAAAATATTCGTAATAATATTATTTATATTGATAATGATTGTTGTGATTACTTTATCACATATAATAATGAACCAAATAATAAATATAAAATTAAAAAATTATTTTTTTTTGTTAATTTAATAACAGAAAATTCATATTTTTCCACATATTATTATAATTTTTTATCAAAAAGATTTAACTATAAATTATATTCAAATAATAATGAATTAATATGTATTCGACATTTATCAGACACAAAGGAATGCAATTGTTTCCCGGCTAGAAATCTTCATATTGGGGCAATTTTGTATATATTTGACTATGAAAATTTGTCTTTTTTAAAACAAAAATTTTATATTGGATTTGATACACCAACTCATAGGGAATTAACTGTATTATTTTTTGATAATTTTGAAATTATTTATGTTATTAAAAAAAAGGTTAAAAATTGTTGGTCATATTATTTTTTTTCATTAGATAGAAGTAACAGCAAGACCACAAATATAGCGTATACAAATTGGAATATGAATTTTGTTCTTGTTAATAATAGTATTATAAAAATTAGTTTCCGAAAGCGTTAAATAGTTTATTTATCGAATAATTATTAGATATTTAGGGAATTAATTTAATTAAATTACAAAGAATCAATATAATCAGCATAATTAGTAAAAATGTCAGTATAAAAATAGATATGAGCGTCGTCTAATTTTTGTTTTATTTCGTTCTTTGAAAATATCTTATTTTCTATCAAAAATTTTATTATGTCAAGATTATATATATTTTCGATTAATACATTTACATTATATTTAAAATTATTTTCTAATAGCCACTTTAGGACATTAAATCTATCATTTTCAATTGTAGAAAAAATAACATCTTCACCATTATATTCGAAATTATTTTCTAGTAACCACTGAATATTTTCCAAATTACCATTAGATACAGCATTAACAAATGTCGTGCCATCATGTTCAAATTTGTTTTCTAATAACCATTTCATAATATTTAGATCTCCATAACTGGCAGCAGCACAAAATGTTTCACAATCATGTTTGAAATTATTTTCCAAAAGCCATTTCATTAATTCTAAATCACCAACCGAAGCAGCATTAGCAAATGTAAGAGCATCATGTTTAAAATTATTTTTTAATAACCATTTCATGATTTTTAAATTACCAGTTAAAGCAGCATAAGAAAATGTGCGAGTATCATGTTTGAAATTATTTTTTAATAACCATTTCATATTTTTTAAATTACCATTAAGAACAGCTTGATGAAATGTTCTATAATCATGCTTAAAATTATTTTCCAATAACCATTTCATAATATCCAAATTCCCATTTCGAGCAGCTAAACTAAATACTTGACATTCATCACGTTCAAAATTATTTTCCAATAACCATTTCAAATTTTCAAAATTACCTTTTGTAGCAGCATTATTGAATGTTTTTTCATCATGTTTAAAATTATTTTCCAATAACCATTTCATATTTTCTAAATTACCATTTAATGCAGCATTACTAAATGTTAGATTGTCATGTTTAAAATCATTTTTTAATAACCATTTCATATTTTCTAAATTGCCATTTAATGCTGCGTTAGCAAATGTTCTAATATCATGTCTAAAATCATTTTTTAAAAGCCATTTCATAATTTCCAAATTACCATTTTTGGCCGCTTCTGCAAATGTGTCAGAATCATGTTTAAAGCCATTTTGTAGAAGCCATTTCATATTTTCTAAATTTCCATTCATCGCAGCATGAGAAAATGTCATCTGATTATGCTTGAAATCATTTTTCAATAACCATTTGAGAATTCTTAAATCCCCATATTCAGCAGCAGCAGAAAAAATATAGTGATAATTTTTAATAATATTTCTGGCAAAATTATTTTTTAATAACCAAATCATATTTTTTAATTTTCCAAATCTAGCACAATCATAGATTAAATATGCTTTGATAATTTTTTTTGTTCTAAGACAATATATCATTAATTGGGAGTCATATTTTATAAGTTCATAAATTTCAACTGGATTTTTTTTTTCGAACAAAATGTATTTATGGCTTGATGATAAATAATTATGTATTATTGAATGTAAATTTTTAATGATTTTTATTTTATTAAAAATACCCTCCATTAATAATTATAATTTTATTAATTATACAAATAAAAAAATTGTCAATTTTTCGAGTTATTTATTAATAATAAAAATTCGAAAAAATCTGAAATTTTTATACAAGTTCTTTTGTAACACAAAAATCTCGTAAATCTTTTATTTTAATTATTTTTTTGGAATTAAGAATTTTAACTAATTTTTTATAATTATCTTTGATATCTTTTTTGATAGAAAAATCGTATTTATCCAATATAATATTTAATTTTCCTCCTGATGATATTAATTCATTTTTAATATCTTCATCTAATTCAATATCTTCATATTTTTTTGCTTCAAGTAGCCATGTATCAGTAAATTTATTGCCTATATTACAATTATTTAGTTCATAAATGTTACCATTTTTATCAATAATAGTATCTATTTTATTCGAAGCTTTTTTACCAATTATTATATTAAATAAGATTGATTTTTGGATGTTAATTTTATCTAATTTAGTTTCAATATCTTCTTCAAAATATACGTTACCGATATTTGATCCATTAATAGGAATTAATCGTGACTCGACTTCTTGAATAACTACATTTTGGTGGTGATTTTTAACTGATTTAATTATTTTTTTGCGTAATTTTTTGTCAAATGGTAGATCCGATATATCACATGCTATTGTTGTTGGTATAATACTTAATCCCATTAATTTACTGATATCATAAGCCATTTCTTCTAATTTGGAATCTGTGTTATAAAATTTCAAAAAAAATGTACTTATTATGTTATCATATATTTTTATTTTAGGTATTATATTGTCATCCATTTCAATACATATCAAGTTATTTATAACAGAAATTCTTTTTTTCAGATCTTCTTTTTTTTTTTTTAAAAGTTTATTATTTTGTTCAAAAATAATTTTACATATTTGTTTTTTTCTCCTATATTCCGAAATTAAAAGAGAGATTACAAATGCAACGATAATATACAAAATTGCTAAAGTAATCACTAGAAGTAAATTGGACATGATTAATTTATTCTATATTATAAAATATGGATCCAGCATGATATTATTTTTTTCAATTTTTCTGATAATTTGTTACTAATTCTAAGTCATCTTCTCGCCCCCAGAGGCTTGCTAGAGCGAGACATCTTCGATGCATATTTATATAATAAATAAATTAATAATTTTGCATCGAAGATGCTTTGCGAAACAAACCACCTACGATGGGGAAGAACTTTTTGTTATTTGTAGATGCAATATCTAGACGACAAATTTTTTTATAATAATATTTAAAGATAATACTCACAAAAATAAAGATGCTAACGTCTAAAACACATTTGATTTTTAATTAATATGATCCTAAATATAATTCCACACAAAAAATACAATAGAAGATTTTAAATATGTCTACATATAAAATTTGAAAACATAACGATAATACCTCTATTTTAAAAAGTTTGATGATTTTTATGAATAGTAATATTTTAATAAAAAAAATTTTTTATAAAGTTAATCTCTCTTGAATTTGTTTATTTTTTTTATAAATATCTAGTGTACGAGCACTTGGTTCAGTAGTGTCCCCACACCATTTCGGAAGCCAATAATAAGGGATAACATGATCAATATTAGTACCATATAATTGCTCAAATAGTTCTCTAAAATATAGTGATTCTTTAGATACGGGAATGCAATGTTTATAATTTGATTTTTTCGTATCAAAATCTTGATTTGAATATTTTTTCTCAATATTATCTTGAATTATTTTATACCATGATTTTTTGGTACTGCTAACACCATCAGATAATGCACATTTTGTTCTATATAAAACTTGTTTTGGTAAATATTCATAATCAGTTGTATCAAAAGATTGTCTAAGAAGCCATTTTTCAATTCCATTAATAGGTGTTCTCAATTTTGGATCTAGAGATAGATAATAATCGGTAAATCTAATGTCCAAATACGGAACTCGTGCTTCCAAACCATTTGAGGCAATACCTCTATCTGCTCTTAAGACATCAAAAAAACTGATGTCTTTTAATATTCTTATATTTTCTTTATGCGAATCTTCAGGAGTAGGTGCATTGTGAAAATATATGTAACCTGAACATAATTCATCACTACCATCACCTATTAATAGAACTTTAATGTCTGGACGGTTCTTTGAAATCCATTTTGATATTAAATATTGTCCTGTTGAGGCTCTAATAGTCGTAATATCATATGTTTCTGTGCATTCAACAACATCTTTAATACTATTGATCCATACATTTTCATCTAATAAGATATGTGTATGTTCACTATCAATATGTTTTGCAACCATCAATGCATATTTTTCATCTTCAGAATCTTCCATACCAATACTAAAAGTTTTTAATTTTTGTCCTTTTTCTTTTAGAAATTTTGATGCTATGCTAGCCACTAAACTACTATCTAAACCGCCTGATAATAAGCATCCGAGTGGTCTGTCTGAATTTAATCTACATTTGACCGCTTCAGTTAGTAAAGAAACAATATTTTTTTTAATTTCACTAAATTCCTGGTCAATTTTTGGATAAATTTTGTCACAAGTATAAAATAGTTTATATTTTGGTTCACTCCAAATATTATTATTCTTGTACAGTTCCATACAATGACCTGGTTTAATTGGTTCAATTTTTCCCTCAACTTTACCATTTGTTGGTTTGTTGTTTATGTTAACTAGTCCTTTTAGTTCAGATGAGAAATTAATACCAAATTCATCAATACACATAAAAAGTGGTCTGATGCCATATGGATCCCGAAAAACATACGTTTTAATATCATATGGAGATTCCGAGTTGAGATCTATAATAATTCCTGCAAATTCTCCGAGAATTTCTTGGAGTGCATCAATTCCAATCTTTTGATATAATAATGGTATTATCTCACAATCTGAAGAAGAAGAAGGATTCAAATTATATTTTTTTATTAATTCTTTAAAATTATATATTTCTCCATTACAAATTGTGTAAACAAAACGTTTTTCTTTATTGGATTCGTACTCTGTTCTGAAAGGTTGATCACCTTTTCTCGAAAGATCCATTATTGATAATCGGTGGAAACCAATTTTTATATTATATGGATCAAATTCTTCGAGAAAAAAAGATCTGTCAGGACCTCTATTTTTTAATCTCATAAAAGAATTATAAAAATTGAGAGTTCCAAATTTTTTTATTAAATATAACCAAATGCCACACATAATTATATATATTTAATATAATTATGAATAATTATCAAAAAATAAAAAAATCAATTTTTATTGGCTCTTTTTTGAGTAGGTATAGGTTTTGATGTTTTTGGTTTTTTTTGTCTTGTTCTGATAGATTTAATAAGTATATCTTCTTCTTCATGATCAGTGTAATATTTTTGAAAAACAGGAGCATATTCGGAATGTAATGTTCTATATTTGTATAAAATATACATGATTTTACAAATCATTGCTTCTAGATGCATAATAACACGACGTCCCTTAACTAAATTATGTTCATATTTAGAAACATATTCGATAATTTCATATTTACAATCGTTTGGTATATCCGTATTGTCACATAATTTATTAACTAAATCTCTCATAATACGAGTACCACTTATATTAGAAATGATAATTTTATATAAAAGATCTCGAATATAGATATTATTGTGTTTAGTTTGTGTAAAACCCTTAAAATAGGTTGTTGTTAATTGGTCTAGATTATGAGAGATAATAATATTATGAATTAAATTAATTGTGTAATAATATACATTTTTGTTCTCNAAACCAAATTTTTTTAATTGTAAAAGCCATAAAGCTTCNTTCACATTTCCCTGGGAATTAGTTATTATCTCGTCATATTCGTCTAATGATAGATTCATCCTTTCTCTAATACCAACATCATGAATGAAATCAAATAATTGCTCATCAGTTGGTGATGGTAAAGTTATATACATACATCTACTAATCAATGGTTCAATAACATGAGTTGGACATGAACACCACATGATAAATCGACAAAATTTAGAATACGTTTCCATTGTTCGTCTAAGTGAAGTTTGTGCATAATAAGATAATTTTCCAACATTGTTTATTAAGACAGTTTTGAATATTTTTTTGGTTCTGAAAATATCAAGTGGTTTTTTTTTCGCATATTCTTTAACAATATTTTGAATTAAATATTTGTCAAAATTATTATTATTTGGTTCAATAACTATATGATAATTGCTTTGTTTAACTACAATTTCGGATAATTTTTCACCACTACCTCTAATTGTGTAAACAGAGTCTTCCATTTTATGAACATCAGCATCATATAACATTTCTAGAAGTAATTTAATAACTGTTTTTTTTCCGATACCATCATTACCACATATTAAAAGATGGGGCATAGATTCTTCTTTACTCATTTTTTCTAGTCTAGTTAAGATTTCTTTGTGAAATTTAACTTCATTTATATTTTTTGGTTCATATTTATCAACAAAAAATAAATTATTTTTAGAATTTTCGATGGGTAAATTGTTTTCGGAAATGGTATTTAACACATTAGAATTATTAACACTCATTTAGTTTATTAATATTAATTAGTTAAATAATTAAGTATTAAAAATTTCAATTTTTAATTTATATTTTGTTTAATCTACCAAATTATTTGAAATATTTATATTATTCCATAATATATATTAATTATGGAATAATTCTAATAAA